CTGAAGCTTGCGACTAACGAATAGAAAGGGTGGGTTGCTATGAGCAACAACTACTGGGATGAAGACGAAGACGACCTAGATACCGAAGTCGATATGCCGATTGATGGAAGTGACTTATTAAAAAAGTTACGGAAAGCAAAACGGTCTGACGAAAAACGTATTAAGGAACTCACTGAGCAACTTGAGGGACTATCCAAGTCGCAGCGTGAGCGTACAGTCAAAGATGTCCTAGAAAAGAAGGGTGTAAACCCTAAGGCACAGCGTTTAATTCTCAAAGACTTAGACGACATTAATGAAGAGTCAGTTAATAACTGGCTTGAAGATAATGGCGATCTCTTTGGGTTAACGCAGTCTAAGGAAGTTCCAGAAGAAACACAACTTAATCTAGCAGCCTTACGGCAACAAGATGTTGTGACTCAACTTGGTTCAACGCCTGATCGAGCAGATGACTTGAGTATGAGGATCGCTAACGCAGCAAATGCAGACGAACTCACTGCACTCATTTACTCACAACAAAACTAATCCATAGTAATACCAATCACCTTGGAGGTGACGAACAATGGCTAATGCATATACATCCACAGGGTCCTCTACACTCGGAGGTACCGCTGGTGGTGCTGGTCTAGTCCAAAAGGCTTATGACCGTCTTCTAGAATTCGCATTGCGTTCGGAACCGCTTATTCGTAGTGTCGCTGACAAGCGCCCTGCCAAGCAAGCAATTCCTGGCTCAACTGTAGTTCTACAAATTCATCAAGACCTATCAGAGCAGACCACTGCTCTAACTGAGGCAACAGAGCGTGACTCTGTAGCAATCTCAACCCCAACATCAGTAACCATTACTCTTGCTGAGTATGGTAACTCTGTTCTTGTTACCCGTGCGTTGGAACTCTTCAGCCTTGCTGATGTAGACCCAGCAATCGCTAACATCATCGCGTTCAACCTTGCTGGCTCAATTGATACAGTCGCACAGACTGAACTACGTCAAGGAACAAACGTAATCTACTCAGGTTCAACCGCAACCTCAACTGCAACCATTACTGCTGCAGCCACACTATCTTCAGCCAACCTCCGCAAGGCAGTTGCTAAGTTACGTGCAGGCAAGTCAGTGGCCCGCAAGGGTTCAATGTACTGGTGCGGTATCCACCCAGAAGTTTCACACGACCTTCGTGCAGAGACTGGTGCTGGCGGATGGCGTTTGCCACATGAGTACAACTCAAATGAAAACATTTGGGCAGGCGAAATTGGTTCATACGAAGGCGCTTACTTCGTAGAATCACCTCGCATGTACACCGCAACCGATGGTGCTTCAAGCGCCAAGGTTTACCGTACAATCCTAGCAGGACAACAGGCGTTGGCTGAGGCAGTTGCCGAAGAACCACACACTGTAATTGGACCTGTTATTGACCACTTGATGCGCTTCCGCCCAATGGGCTGGTACGGCGTATTAGGCTTCAAGCGTTACCGCGAAGAGGCTCTATACCGCATTGAGTCTGGTTCATCAATCGCTTAGTTGATTGACGCTGTGGTAGGGGTAGCAATATCCCTACTACGGAGTAAGTCCATTAGGAGGACAATGCCTACATATACATTTGAAACGCCTACCTTCGAAGAAGGTCCGGCTGGCACTCATCGTCTATTTCAGTTTTATCGACTAACAAAATCTTATACAGTTATCAATCAGGGTGGAACTTATTCACTAACTAGATTTCCACTAGACGAGGACTTGCCTACCTATACAGCATACTATATGGGTGGAACAAAGAACTCAGTTACTGAGGCAGTTAAGACAGCGTTGATTGCTTCTGGTCTAGGGATTACAGAGGCAAACTTTACAGCAGAGTAGGGACGATATGAATCTTCACCAACTGCGCGACCACCCTGAGTACGTCGAGGGATGTTTTGGTTGCAAGATAGGTACTCTTCAAACAAGTACCGGAGATGCTAATAGTGTAAAAACTATGGCAAATAAGAAGTGGGACGGCGAGTTACAAGCCTACCGCGATGCAAGAGCACAAGGTATCCAGCCTGGTGGTACTTCTAAGAAAGCAGTAGAAGCATCCTTAAAGGCATCGGAGACATTAGGTAAAGCATATGATGGTAATACAATGCCTAAAGCAAATAAGATAACCAAAAAAGCCGCAGCAGTTATGAAAGAACTAGGAGTATAAAATGTCAGTAAAAGACGAGAAGTACGCTTCAAAGAAAGCAATGATGAAGCATGAAAAGAAAGAACCATTTGCCATGAAAATGAAAGAATATGGCAAGAAAAGAGTTGCTAAAAAAGCAGTTGCAAAGAAGATGGGCAAGAAGAAATAATGAAAAAAACTAAAGTGCAAAAGGTCTTACATGAGTTTAAGACTGGGACTTTGCATTCTGGCAAAGGTGGCAAAGTAGTAAAGAATAGAAAACAAGCAATTGCTATTGCTCTCTCTGAGGCAGGCAAGACTAAAAAGAAAGCGAAGAAAAAATAATGGCTACCGCTAAGAAACCAACCGCTAAGAAGCCACCTGTTAAGAAACCTACCATGAAAGATATGGAAAAAAATCGTCCAGCAAGTAAGAACGATATAAAGAATACAAAGAAGTTTGGCCCAAAGTCTTGGAACAACGGATTCACTAACTAAGAAAGGCAGTACACATGCTAGACAAAAAAGTAGCAACTGGTGGAAAGAAGATGCCTGCATCTAAAATGTCAACACCACCACGTCAAGTAGAAACATCTATGTCAAAGAAGTACAAAGGTACTGCCAAGGTATCCCAAAGCACTATTGATTCTATTAAGAAAATGGGAATGGCTGCTTCTCTTAAGAAGGCAGCAACCTCAAATAACGCTCAATACGTAGAAGGTGTAAAGCGTATGTACGGCGCAAGCCGTTTGGCTGCTGCTAAGAAAGCAACAGCATCACCGGCAGGTCGTATGTCACCTCGCGTTGCCGAGCGTGCACCATCTGCTACCAATCGTCCTTCTCCTCGTGTAGCAGAACGCGCAGCAGCAACTGCTGGTCGTACCTCTCCTCGTGTAGCAGAACGTAAAGTGACTAAGTCTGCTCCATCTAAGAAGAACCTTGGTTCTAAGATTGCAGATGCTTTTACCTTTAAACCATCTAAGTAGGAATAGGTAACATGAAAGATTCGCGTTTGACACGTGCAGGTGTAGCAGGGTACAACAAGCCAAAGCGTACTCCTGGTCATCCTAAAAAATCACATGTTGTTGTAGCCAAAGAAGGTACTCAGGTTAAATTGATTCGCTTTGGACAGCAAGGTGTGATAGGAGATAGAAAACCATCTGCACGTCAGGCGTCTTTCAAAGCACGTCATGCGAAGAACATTGCTAAAGGAAAGATGTCAGCAGCCTATTGGGCTGATAAGGTTAAATGGTAGAAGTAGATAACTAAGGTGGGGACAATGCAAGAAACAGTAGCAATCGCCTGGTGCGATAATGGTATGGTAGATGGCAAGTTTATGCAAGGCGTCACAGATGTTATGCTTAAATCTGGAGTAACCTTTGCTAGTACTCTACGTAGTCAGGGTAATCAAATTGCTCGTCAACGCGAGAAGGTAATAACCTATTGGTATGAGAAGAACACAGCCGATTGGTTACTATGGGTAGACTCAGATGTAGTTATCAGTCCTGATACATTTAAGTTGTTATGGGATAATAAAGATGCTAAAGAACGTCCGATAGTAAGTGGTGTTTACTTTACCACAGATAACCCAGAAGAACCTTTAATGGTTCCTATGCCTACAGTATATGAGTTTGCTGCAGATGAGAACACGGTAGGGATTAAACGTATACATCCACTACCTGAAAATAAATTTATAAAGGTAGGCGCTGCAGGTATGGGCTTTGTCCTAATGCACCGCTCAGTAGTAGATAGAATTATGGAAGCAGTTCCTAACGCTCCCTTCTTTACAGAAGTAGGCGTAGGCAATTCATTTATGGGAGAAGACATTTACTTCTTTGCCCTATGTGATAAGGCTGAGATTCCAGTATGGTGCCACACAGGGGCAACAGTACCACACATGAAGAAGTTTTCTTTTGACGAACATTATTACAAGGCATTCTTTGGTGCAGCAGAGAAGCCAGTAGAAAAAGCATCAGGTCTTATATTACCAAAACATCATAGAAAGAAGTAACAGATGGCAGTTGGCAATGCAGGCAGTCCAATCAATGCAGAACTAAATCGCTTAGCAAATGGCGGGACCTACCCTGCCCGTACCGAGTTCTTGGCTGAACAAGGTGCTGCTAACAAATGGGCTGGTACCACTGGTAAAGCATTGCTTGGCGCTTTAAACTATAAGGCTAGTTCAAGCCGCGCTCCTAGCGCATATAAAGGATTAACCGCAGTGTGTAATGAACTTGCTTCAACCACCGGCAAATCAGCAGTCGATGCATTAAGGAGCATATCTTCATGACAACCTTTAGTAATATGATTGATGAAGTACTTATCAATCTTGCTGGCTACACCTATCAACAGGATCGCTCAACCTATCTTAAGACTGCTATCACAACAACTACATCTAGCAGTGCTAGTCCATTAATTATATCTCTTGGTTCTACCGACAATGTTGGTAAAGGAATCCTTGAGATTGATGATGAACTATTATGGGTAGATTCATATGACCGTATTGCCAACACGGCAACTGCTGCTCCTTACGGACGTGGCTACTTAGGCACTACAGCAGCATTACATGCGGTAGACACTAAAGTAACTATCTCTCCTACCTTCCCACGCCACGTGGTAAAACGTTCTATTAATGATACCCTCAATGCTATGGGTTCATCTATGTTTGCAGTTAAGAGTACAACCTTTACTTTCAATAGTGCAATTACAACCTATGCTTTTAACTCACTCAACATTCAAAACATTCTTTCAGTATCATGGTCAGAAGTTGGACCATCCAAAGAGTGGATTCCAGTACGTCGTTGGAGTTGGGACCCAGCAGCCAATACTACAGCATTCGGCGCTAGCCCTCAGACAATTACTATTGGAGATTATATTACTCCAGGTCGTACTGTCAAAGTTGTTTATGCAACTTCACCTGTAGTATTCTCTGAACTATCAACAACCGCATTAACTAATGACCAAGTTTTTAATTCTGTATCTGGACTACCAGAGTCCTGTAAGGACGTGGTAATCTTGGGTGCAACTTATAGACTTCTAACATTCCTAGACCCAGCACGTGCTTCAATGGTCAGCCCACAGGCTGATGAGACAGATAGTAAACGCCCATTTGGTGCATCTCAAAGTGCTACCAAGCAAATCTACGCACTCTATACTCAACGTCTAAGTGAAGAAGTATCAGCACAGCAACAACAGTATCCCGTCCGCGTCCACTACAGCCGATAGGTAAGAAATGACAACACGCAAATATTCGTCCCGTTCCCAACAGACCACACTAGCCGCATCTCTAACTGATGTTGCTACTACTTGTACGGTAGTATCAGGCACTGGCGTACTGGGCGGTGCAACAGTATCAGCCGGTCAGACATTCACAGTAGTGATTGATCCAGACACAGCCCTTGAAGAAATTGTAGATGTTACTGCGGTCAGTACTAACACCTTTACAATTACACGTGGTGTTGAAACATCAGGCGTAGGACAGGCACACAGTGCCGGAGCCGTTGTTCGCCATATGGCAACAGGTCGTGATTTTCGTGAAGCCAATACACACATTGAAGCATCCAGCGCAGTACATGGTCTTGCTGGTTCTGTAGTGGGAACCACAGATACCCAGACTCTTACCAACAAAACTTTAACTAGCCCTACATTAACCACACCAGCATTAGGTACTCCTGCTTCTGGTGTTCTTACCAATGCTACAGGTTTACCACTAACAAGTGGTGTAACTGGCACATTGCCAGTAGCCAATGGTGGTACTGGGGTAACAACCTCTACTGGTACGGGCAATACAGTTCTTTCAACTTCTCCTACATTAGTAACTCCAGTCTTAGGTACTCCTGCTTCTGGTACACTTACAAATGCTACAGGATTACCTATCTCAACTGGTGTATCTGGTTTAGGCACAGGCGTAGCCACATTCCTTGCTACTCCAACTACTGCAAACCTTGCTGCTGCAGTTACTGGAGAAACCGGAACAGGCGCTTTAGTATTTGGCACAAGCCCAACTATTGCATCTCCTACTATTACTGGCACTGGCGCTATTGCTGGTACATTTACCGGCAACATTACAGGCAACGTAACTGGTAACGTATCAGGAACATCTGGTTCTACAACTGGTAATGCTGCAACTGTTACTAATGGTGTTTACACAACTGACACTGGTACAGTAACAAGCACAATGATTCTTGATGGAACTATTGTTAATGCTGACCTTAGTGCTTCTGCTGGTGTTGCTTATAGCAAACTATCTCTTAACTCTTCTATCACTTCTGCTGATATTGTTAACGGAACTATCGTTGCTGCTGACATTGCAGATGGAACTATTACTGCAGCCAAGTTAACTGCTGACCCGTTTGCACGGGCTAACCACACTGGCACACAACTTGCTGCAACTGTATCTGATTTTGATACACAAGTACGCACTAGCCGACTAGACCAGATGGCTGCACCTACTGGGTCGGTATCGGTTAACAGCCAGAAGATTACTTCTCTTGCTACGCCTACTGCCAACGCAGATGCTGCCACTAAACTCTATGTAGATACAAAAGTTGCAGACCTAGTTAACTCAGCACCCGGAACATTAGATACTCTTGGTGAGATTGCAACAGCAATTCAAGCAGGCGGAACTGTTTATGATTCCTTTGTACTAAAGGCTGGTAGCACTATGACTGGTGCTCTTACCCTGTCTGGTGCACCTACAGTAGACCTACACGCTGCTACAAAAGCATATGTAGATACCGTTGCTGGTTCTGCTACTGCTGCTGCTGCAAGTGCTGCTGCTGCTGCTACAACCTATGACAACTTTGATGACAGATACCTTGGTGCTAAAACATCTGCTCCAACACTAGACAATGATGGCAATGCGCTTATTACTGGTGCTATCTACTGGAATACTCCCGGTGCTACTATGTACGCTTGGACTGGTTCTGCTTGGGGTTCTATATCTTCCTCTGCAGAAATCTATCGCTATCGCTTTACTGCAACAGGTGGAGAAACTTCTAAGTCTGGTGCTGATGACTCTAGCCAAACACTTGCATATATTGCTGGTAAAGAGCAGGTATACCTTAACGGTGTCTTGCTTGTTAGAGGACAAGATTACACAGCAACCAACGGTACAAGCATTACTGCATTATCAGCCTTGGCTGCCTCTGATGTATTAGAAGTTATTACTTTTACTGCATTGAGCGTAGTAACTGACATTCCTCAATCTGTTGTAGATGCTAAGGGTGACTTAGTTGTAGGTACTGCTGCTGACACAGTAGGTAGACTCGGCGTTGGAACCAATGGACAGTATTTAAGTGCAGACTCAACTGCTGGAACTGGTCTATCTTGGGTAACTCCTGCTGCTGGTTATTCAGCACCTACTCTTGGTTCAACATCTATTGCATCAGGTGCAACAGTAACAACAATTGCTGGCTTAACGCTGACAGCACCAACATTAACTGGAACAGTAACTGCTTCTGGTGACATTGTTTTAAGTGGGACTAATGGTCCTGGAAGTGTAACAGACGAACTAATGCTCCTATTAATGGGTGCACTCTAAACGAAAGGTAGTAACTAATGGCTACGACAACTAAGGTACTGGCTAGAACAGCAGCATCATTAACTACGACTACTGTGTTGTACACAGTTCCTGCATCAACTACTACGGTGGTTTCTAATATTGCAGTAACCAATACAGCAGCATCAGCAGGTACATTTACACTTGCTATGGGTCCATCAGCAGGACAGATTGCACTACATACAACTACTGCAATTGCTGCTAATACAACAGTCTATATTGATTTGAAACAAGTACTAAATACTACTAACACCATTACTGGTGGAGCATCTGCAACAACAATTAACTTTCATATATCAGGCGTGGAGGTATCATAATATGGGTATCGCAACATTTCCTGCCGCAAGTGCAGCAAGTAAAACAAGGTATGTAGTCACACTTACTTCAGGTACTTCTTGGACTGTTCCTACCAGTGTTACATATGTTAATGCAACTTTGTATGGTGGCGGTGGCGGTGGTGGTGCTGGAAATAGTGCCAGTACCGTTGCTGGGCAATTTGGTCACGGTGGCTGTGTTATTGCTACCAATGTAACAACAACTCCTGGGGCATCTATAACTTATGCCATTGGCAGTGGCGGTAACGGTGGTACTTCACAAAATCACGGTTCTGTTGGCGGAACAACAACTTTTACTGGAGCAACTTCTGCTGCGGGTGGTAGTGGTGGTACTGGAGGTGCAGCCGCATCTGGTGGACAAACTGGAACTGCTGGTGCTAGCGCTAATAATGGCGGTGGCGGTGGAAGTAATAATAACAGTGGTGGTACTGGTGGTGCTGGCAAAATTGAACTTGAATATTGGTTATAGGAGAAACTATGAAAACATTTGCAGTAATTGAAAATGGTTTAGTAGTTAATGTTATTGTCGGAGTAGAGGACGAAGTAGTTGCTGCTAACCCAACTAAATATATTGAATATACAGAAGAAAACCCTGCTGGTATTGGCTGGGCATACGATGGTACTAACTTTATAGCACCAGAACCAGAGGCAATCAATGACTAAATCAAGAACCCTAGCAGATGCTGGTACAGCGTTTACTACTGTAAGTGCAACTGAACTTGGATATGTAGATGGTGTTACCTCTGCTATCCAGACACAGATAGATACTAAGGCTCCATCTTCTACTGCTGTTACTTTAACAGGAACTCAAACTCTAACTAATAAAACTTTGTCCGCAGCAACTTTGACTAGCACATTAACTGCTGGTGGTGGAGTAGGTACAAATGGACAAGTTTTAAAATCTACTGGTAGCGGTGTTCAGTGGGCAACCGCACAAGGTGAGTCTTTTAGTCCACTATTACTAATGGGAGCATAAATGCCAACAGCATATAAAGTACTAGGTCGTAAGGCTTCTGCAGCAACAACTGCTGAAACTCTTTACGAGGTACCAGCATCAACAGAAGCAGTAGTTTCTACTATTGTTATTGCAAATATTTCTGCATCAAATAGAACCTATCGGTTGGCAGTTAAACCTGCTACGGGTACTACCCTAGCAAACGAACACTATCTTGCATATGATGTAGCAGTTGCTGCTAATGATTCAGTTGCATTAACACTAGGTATTACTTTGGCTGCTACAAATATTATTATTTGCTATGCAAGTGCTGCAAGTTCTTTAACATTTACAGCATTTGGCACAGAAATTACTGCATAATTATGGCAATAAGACGTTTTAAAACTTCTTCTTTAACTAATAACCTTCCTAGGTATGGAAAGATGTGGGACCAGACTACCGACCTTAAATTCAAAAGAGCATTTATTATAGGTGCAACTACTGGATTTTATTATACAGAAGATGGTACAACTTGGACCAGTACTACATACCCATTTCCAAATCGCACTATAAATGACGGTTCTGGGTACTCATGGTGTATTGCTTTAAAAAATGGAACAATGTTTGCCACAGGTACAACTAGCGCTACTGCTTCTTGGATTTATAAAAGTGAAGATGGCATTACTTGGACCTCTGTAACCCCACCTAGAACTGGAAGTACTGGTGATGGGTATTTTGCTTTAAACCGAGGCAATGGGGCATATGGAAATCGTTTATATGTTTTCAATGCTGGTGCAAGTACTGCTGCTTGGTATTCAGATGACAATGGTACAAACTGGACTTCTATAACTAATAACCTTGCAAATTGGAGTTATGCTTCAGTAGGAGATAATTATATTCTTAATTTTCCTTACACATTTGCATATTATGATTATGCAAGTGTTTCTAGCCCGGGAACATACACTCGGTCAAGTTCTGTAAGTATTGCTCCTAATTATATGTTAGGTTCTGTATATGCTAATGGTCATCATTTTGTTGGCAGTGGTTATGGTGGAGGTAGCCTTAGAGCACAAGTAAGAATAAGTGATACCACAATTGCAAGTTATGCTGTTAGTTCAGTTGGAGATACTAACAATACTCTAATATGTGATTTTTCATCATTTGGATATATCTATGGTTATGCTGGCGCAACTTCATTGGCTTATAATGTTGATACTACAGCAAGTACTATGACAACCCTAAGTGGTAGTTATCGCGCTAAAAAAGGTACATATTTTAAAGGAACAGATGGTATTGGGCGTATGTATCTTGGTGGAAACGTTTCTACTTCTAACATGCATATAATTGCCAGTGCTCCAACTACTTTAACTGCAATAACATATCCTATAGCACCAACATTTTTTCTTGCCAATCCAGACCCATTAGTTTACTCATAGAAAGAAAAATAATGACATATTATAAAGTAGATGAATTAAATACAGTTCGTTGTTGGGAATCAGAGGAAGCCTCTCTAACTACATCGCCATTCTTGCTTCAACCACACTACCCTAACGGTGATGCGTTTGAAACTCAAGAAGATGCAATCTTTTGGGCTGAACAATTTGTTGCTTTTCACACTGATACAACCAACACTGTTCCACACCCACCTGATAAAAAAGATGGTGAATTGATTGTCCCCCCATCTAAAGAAGAAATAAGTAAAATGGAGTTTCAAGCCAATTTAGATAGATTTGGCTGGGACCCAGAAATGATACGAGAAGTATTAAACGGCAACTAGTAATGTCTTTACTGACAGGCAGTTGTACAGATGACTACCTCCCTTCTTGGGAGGATAGGTCTGACCCATTAGATGAGCAGATGAAACCAAAGGAGCAACGTGGCAGGTCGTGATATTACAGATGGTCGTGGAGACTCCGGTGGTTTAGGTCGTTCTATTGCTGTAGACGTAGGCATAGTATCTTCTTCTGCTGTATGGCAAAATACTTCTATTGCCTACGATGTAGCAGTTGGTGGTATGCCGTTTATTTATGCTATTGGTGATTCACGTCCATACACCCGCCAAACTGCACCATTCCGCAAAGACCAATTTGATAATGGTAATGAGCCAGGAGAACAATCTCTAACTGGTTGGTGGATTCGTAGTCAGATGTCATTTCACTCTGGTGATGGCATTAACTTCTATGACCCAGCAACTACAGATGAAAATGGACACTATCGCTTTGCTGATTCTAAAGGTCTTAATGTTTGGACTAAGGGACAAGTAACACTACTTAAGTCATGCACATCAGGACATGTAACTACAGGTCCTATTGCTTCTAATGGTGTAGTACAACAACATCTACGCTCAATCAAGTGGACTGCAAATAGCAATACCTACCAAGGCGTATTACTACATGATGAATATGATGTAGACAAAATTTTTCCTGCTATTACTGTCTCTATTAGTAACAAGGCATTGACTTCTAACGTAGCAACTTTGACCACATCGGCAGTACACGGGCTATCTGTTGGTATGCAGATTACTATTAGCGGAGTAGATGCCACATTCAATGGCGAATACCGTATTACAGGAGTTCCAACTACCAATACTTTTACCTACGCTAAAACTGCTAGTAACGTCACATCTACTGCTGTATCTCCAGTAGGAACTGGTGTTGCAGAACTTGTTCACTTTGTTGACTATAACTCAGGTACAGATTTACCAGTCTATGCTATCTGTGATGATGGCACATTTGCATATTGGATTACCAATACAGCAACTAAGAAAACTGTGTATAAGAAAGCATTAACAGCAACATCTGCTGATGCTGATACTAAAATGTTTGACGAAATTGGTGCTATAAGCAACGCTGCAATGGAGTATGTAAAAGACCGAATTGTATTGTGTGCAGATAATAAAGTCTTTGAATTTGCTACATCTGCATCTGCTATGCCAACAGCGGTATACACACACCCAACAAGCACTCACGTCTATACGTCTGTGGCTGCTTCTGGTCCCGCTATATACGTTGCTGGATACAATGGAATTCAATCTACTATCCAAAAGTTTACACTCAATACATCTGGTGTTATGCCAACTCTTACATCAGCCGTAGTTGCAGCAGAACTTCCTGTAGGTGAAATAGTCCACAAGATATTCTACTACCTAGGTTATATGGCTATTGGTACTAGTAAAGGTATCCGCATTGCCAGTGTTTCTGACCAAGATGGTTCACTATCCTATGGTCCTCTAATTGTAGAGACTGACCAACCTTGCTATGATTTTGCAGCACGTGATAGATTTATATGGTGTGCTACTGGTGTGGCTGGGGAACCCGGTACTATACGCATTGACTTAGGTAATGAGTTAGAGCAACTACGTTTTGCCTATGCTAATGATGTGTACTTTGATGGTGTAACTGGACATGTTACTACTGGTTGTGCATTTATTGGTGATACATCTAGACTAGCATTCTCCACAGCATATGCTTCAGCCGCTAATGGCGCTGTATATGTAGAGGATGCATCTACTCTACGCACCTCAGGCTATATTACAACTGGCAACATCCGCTATGGTACACTAGAACCTAAGAATTTTAAGCGTCTACTTGGTCGTGGTGATTTTGCCTACGGCTCAATGACATTAGAAACAGTAGATAAAAATGGTACTGAGTATGACCATATCTCCTACGATGCATCTATTGGTTCACCTGAGATTACTACATCAACACCTGCTACTGCTCAAGAGTATGTAGCCTATAAGTTTATCCTATACCGTGACGGTACCACAACCTCGGCAGGTCCTACCTTTAAAGGATACCAAGCCAAGGCTACCATCGCTACGCCTCGTCAACGACAGATACAATTCCCTGTCTATTGCTTCGATGTCGAAACAGATAGATATAATACAGTAGTGGGCTATGAAGGTAGAGCATTCGACCGCATTAAATTATTAGAAGAGATAGAAAAAACAGGAGATGTAATCACTTGGCAAGATATAACAACTGGTGAATCTCAACAAGCAGTAATCGAAAGCACTAACTTCCAACGCATGACTCCACCTGACAAGCGCTTTGATGGTTTTGGTGGCGTTATCACTATCACTATAAGGACTGTATAATGACTCCTGCTGACTGGGCTGCCCTATTTGTGTCTCTAACCGTACTAGTAGGGGCATTTGCTGGTATGACTAAATGGTTAGTTAAGTACTACCTTTCGGAGTTAAGACCTAATGGTGGTGGCTCAGTAAAAGACCAAGTTAATAGACTAGAACTACGAGTAGATGAAATCTACAGATTGTTGGTGGATAAATGACAGAGATTATTCCTGACATTAACTGGGACCCACGTCCAATGACAGAAGAACAACGCGAAGAATGGTTCGAAGATGGAGATGATTACGAATGATACCTTTAGCCCGTGCTGCACAACCGGCTGCAATTGCGATCCTAAGGCAGGCAACAGCATTGTACCCGAAGAGATCGAAAGCCTCGGATGGGCTGCTCCCATCTAAAGCACACATCAAGCAGAACCCTAACTCAGACCACAACTCTGGGTTTGCATGTGACCTAAGTCACGATCCTAAGAATGGGATTGACTGCAAAGTAGCATACAAAGAATTACAGAAAGACCCACGTGTAAAGTACTTGATTTTCCAAGGACGCATTTGGTCAGAGATGAAGGGCGACCGTGACTTTGATGGTTACTCCCACCCAGTTCATCTGCACATTAGTATCAAGGAGACTGCGGGAACTAATACTTCCCCTTGGTTCCCTTGGTTAGGGGACGCTACAAAACTTAATAAGGTAAAAGCAGCGCTAAAGCCAAACCCTAAAAAGAAAGAGAGCAAATGAATCAACTCGCTAAAGCAAAGTTTCAGGCAATGGCTACCTCGTACCTACGAGCAGCAGTAGCCTCAGTCCTAGCCCTATACATGGCAGGACAGACAGACCCTAAGGCTCTCGCCTCTGTCTTCATCGCATCCCTTGCGGGACCAGCATTGAAGGCTCTAGACAAGTCCGCTAAAGATTACGGACGCAAAGCATAGTACGAGTTTAAGACAAAGACAAGCCCCGGCTAGGTACCCACCCTAGACCGGGGTTTTTTGTCGTTTCTAGGGTCACTACAGGGGCTTGAATGGGCAACTCTGGGATGTGCCCATCCCGCCTAAGAGCATCTACGATTAGGTTAGCCATCTTAAATGGGGCCTCAGGTAGGTTCTCGCCGTACTCATTCCATAGGGTAGACGATATCGTAGTATAAATACTACTCATCTAGCCTTAGCCCTAGGTGTTGGCTTAGGTTTCTTGACGATCTTAGTAGCATCATCTAGTCTAGCAATGATCTCTTTAACTTCTTTACGATCTAGGTAGTTCCAATACTTATCTCTCAGGATCCAATGGATCCCTCGTACTATATCGGAAGTAACAATACCTAGAACTATAGCATAATATATCTCTTTATTCATATAACTCCTTATATAGTATATATAATCTATATATATTAGATACCCCTTCGAGGTATTATATATTAACTATATATTATTATATATCAATTATACACATAGACTCTATCGTGTCAAGAATTATAGATATACTTGACAAACTACCTAGTATAATCAAGGTTTTCTTGACAAGATAAACATAATTCCCTATACTGATGCCATGACAATCAAACTAGAAGAGTATACATTACCCGAACATATATCCTATTCAGCCCTTAATACATTCATGACCTGCGGTCATCAGTATTATCTAGGTAGATTGATGGCTATCAAAGAGAAGCCTTCGGTCTGGTCTGTTGGAGGCTCTGCCTTCCACCTTGCTGCTGAGAACTACGATAGGGTGACAATTGACTAATCAAAAACTATACGATACGCAAACACTATGGGATGTTGCATG